AAAGAGATAGTAGATAATGCTACTCAGTTAGTTACTGGAAAACCCACTAAGCACAGACAAGTACAAAAAGCAAGAATCAAAGCTATTTTAAATGGTGGTGCTGATGGTATGAAAGCATTGTTAGGAAATAAGATGGAAACATCAGATGCTGATTTATTACCAGCTCCTAATATGCTTCAATCAGGTATTGATAGATTAGCTCAAAAAATATCAGGAGTACCTCAAGTTAAAGTTGATATATTAAATCACAACACTTCAGATAGAGCAAAAGTTAGAGCAGAGAGATTAGAACGTATTGTTACTAGCTATGATGAAAAACAAAATTTAAATTTACAGTTGGCTCAAGTTGCACGATGGTTGCCTGGGTATGGTTATTCTGCTTGGATAATATCAACACGCACAGATAAAAATGGATATGTTTACCCAACAGCAGAATTACGAGACCCATACGATACATTCCCAGGTAACTTTGGTCCTGACCAAGAACCAAGAGAACTAGCTGTATTACGTAGAGTGCCAAGATATAAACTTGCACAAATTTATCCTGAGTTTGCAAAAGAGATTTTAAATCCAGATGAATCTGAAAATCAACAAGAAGCAGCTTTCGGTGCTGGAGGCCTTGGCCAAACGTATGAAAACGAGAAACAAAATAATTGGGAAGATAATACTGGTCAGGGTGTCCGCATAATTGAATATTATGATTTAGGTGGAACTTACATTGTATTCCCTGAAAAGAATATGATATTAGATTTCATACCAAACTTTTTAAGTACTCCTCCTTTTGTTTTTATGAAAAGAGTTTCTTTTGATGAACTAAAAGGTCAGTACGACCATGTTATAGGTTTAATGGCTATGATGGCAAAAATAAATATTATGTCAGCTATAGCAATGGAAGACTCAGTATTTACAGAAACAAACATATCTGGTGAACTTGAATCAGGACAATATAGAAAAGGTAGATTTGCAATTAACTATCTTGCTCCTGGTACACAAGTAAGTAAACCTCAGAACAATGTTCCTTATCAATTATTTCAACAAGTTGACAGACTTGAAAGACAGTTGCGTATGGTTGGTGGCTACCCGGTTACCGATGACTCCCAGTCTCCTAATTCCTTTGTAACTGGTGCAGGTCTGTCAGAATTAAATAGCACCATGTCATTAATGATTAATGAATATAGAGAAATTATTAGACATGGTTTGCAGAAGATGGATGAGAAACGATTAGAACTAGATGTTCTATTAGGTATTCAATTCCCACAACTGAATAAAAAACCAATACAAGGTTTTTATGCAGGTACAGCTTTTGCAGAAAATTATTCTCCAGTTAATGATATTGGTGGGGATTATAGAACCAGACGTATTTATGGGGTTATGGCTGGCTTTGATGAACCACAGAAAATTGTTACTGGTTTGCAGCTATTGCAAGCAGGAGTTATTGATGTTGAAACGCTACAAGATAACATTGATGGCTTAGAGAATATTGCTAAAGTACAAGAACGTATTCGTAAGAATAAAGCTGAGAATGTTTTATTTGAATCTGTTCTTGCAAGAAGTGCTCAGGGAGACCCTGCAGCAACTATGGCAGTCATAGCTATTTATGAATATCCAGCAGAAATGACTGAGATATTAAGAATGTTCTATACTCCACAGGAACCACAACTTGGACCTGCAGAGCAAGAAATGATTGCACAACAACAACAGGCTGCTATGGCACAACAAGGACCCCCAAGTGTTGCTACTGCATTAGGCGGTGTGTAATGGAAGACGAAAAAAAATTCTGGGATATGATTGAAACTGAATTTGGTATCTATGATATTTTAGATGATACACATTCACATCAAATACCTAATACAAATTACATACTAATGCAACCTGCCCCTGGAATAATAATTATGATAAATGAGGATTTTAATGGCAAAGAAACGTGGTAGAGGCGGTTATAGAAGACCAACTCCAACAAATAAAAATGCTGTTAGTGGACCTGGAGCTTTAAGTCAAAGAACAGATGGTGCACAACCAGTAATGAGATTACCTAATGCAGGTTACGGTGAAAGTAAAGCATTTGAAGAACAACAACAAGCTGCACCTTTAGGTGATAGTGGTGGAGCAGCAGCTCCTAATTTAGCTAGTCCTGCTACTCCAGTTGCACCTCCAAATGTATTTGGTGCTACAGAAAGACCAGATGAACCTGCTACAGCAGGTGCTCCAATAGGAGCAGGTTATACACCACCTACACAAGATTTGTATGATGATGTTGATGTATTGTTATCTGCTTTGTATTCAGTAAACCCTCATCCTGTAATATTGGAGCTTATAAATACTAGGAGTATTTAATGCCCATAATTTTTAATGACCCTTTTGCAGAAAAGGATTTAATTAATCAAAAAGCAAAACTTGATTCAAAGTTTAAATCTTATCAAGATTTCTTTAAATCTCCTATAGGAGAATATAAAGCAAATAATATTATTGATGGAACAATAGCATATCCTGGTTTAGGTAAAACAGCAGCTGTTTCATTAGGAATGACTGTTGACCAACCTTCTAAATCACAAGCTGCACAAGATTTTAATGAAGAATATGTTTTATCTTCTGTAGCAGAAGAAGCAGAATTATGGCAAGAGCTATCTGAAAAACACAATACATTTTTTAATGAAGGTTGGGAAATGAATATGGCTATTGCTCCAATTGAGTTTTGGACATTAGGTTTAGCACGACCTGGACCTGATGGTGTTTATGCTTCAAGAGCTGGAAGAAGTGGATTAAAGAATGCGAAGTTTGGAGACATACAATATGGTGTATGGGCTGCACAAGCTTGGGATGGTTTAATGCAAAACATTGGTTTACAAGGTAAATGGACTTTAGGAACTCCTGCTGGACCAGGTAGGTCATGGAGATATCTTGCAGATTTAATGGCATATGATTACAAAAGAATTAATGGTTTAACTCCTACACAAGCACAAAGTCAATTAGCAATAGATGTAAAAGGTACAGATGTTGAAGGTGTAGGTAAATTTACAAGTATTGGAGACCAGTTATCAAAATATGTTGATATGTTTTCAGAAGCTAACAAAGTAGGTGGACAAACAATTGTTAATGCTATGTGGAAAGAAATGCAAGCAGGTAGGCCAATTAACTTTGATAGAGATAAATGGATGCAATTTATTACATTGAAACCAGAAGATGACCCAAGATATCAAGATTTAATTACTACTCATGGATATGGAGAACAACAAGCTAAAGATATATTTTACAAATATGTTGGAAGGCCATTAAAAGCTGAAGACAAAGATGGTGAAATACATTACACAAGTTTAGATAATCCTGCAAGAGTATATTTCTATGCTGGTCGTAGGTCTCATTGGGGATTAGGTTTTGATAGAAGTAAATTTAAATCAGTTTACGACCCTGGTGATGAACCAAGATTATTATATTCTCCTGGTAGGCATCAAGCTTCATTTGTTGCACCAGTAGGTACAGATGCATTTAAAAACTTATCAGGTGCTTTAGATTTCACATACACTTTAGGTAGTGAAATTATTGGAGGCAAAGGTACTAAAGGTATAGGAAACTTATTTAAAAACTTAAGAAGAATTAATCCTTTGTTAGATGCTGCTGATAAAACTATTGATTTAACTAAAGGTAGAAAAATAGTTCCAACTGACCCTAAATCACAAGCTGATGAGTTATTAGATGAAATTGGAGATTCTTTAGATGGTGGAAAACCTGGAGAACTTCCTGATGATTATCAAGGGTTTATTGATTCACAAACAGGACTTTGGAGAGGATTAAGAACTAAATATAGACATTACAGAATATCAAGTAAAGATAGAAGAAATTATACCTTTATGGGTACAGTTCCAAAGATATTTAGAGAAACTAAAGAAGAATTAGTTAGTAGTCCATTTCAAATGAAACTTTATCAAACATTAGTTGATGATGCAGAAAACTTTCAATTTGGAGAATTTTATGCATATATAAAAAGTAATCCTGTTTTTAGAGATTTACATGACGATATTATTGTAAGAATTGCTCAACATGCAAAAAAAGGGAACATTGATGGTATTAAAAAGATTTATGGAGATTTAATAGATACAGGTATAACTATTGGAAAGAATAATTATACATTTGATAACAAGATGATGCCTAGAGGTG